CTGTCTGCGAATCAAAGGGTATACAAATTTCGTTGTCCGCTTCCATGCTTGCGTATTACCTACCAGGATCACTTCTTTATTCATAATCATGATCTTGATATTCACGCTACCGGTTCAACGATTGAGGATGCAAAAATGGATTTCGCAAGCGAATTTGATGCATCCTATAATTGGTTCCAGGATACTCCAGATGACCGGCTTTCAGGTAGATTATTACGCGCTAAACAGATGATGATATATTATGTCCAAAAGATATTGGACGAAGGTTCGAGTAGTGATGGTACTCAAGATTTAAACGATAAACCTGGAGATCTGAAATAAAAGAGGCCATTCAAGTGGCCATCTGTTATAAATTCTCTTATGAAGATTAAAATAAAACCAAAGTTCAGTAAGCAACAGCTTGCACAGATGGTTGCTATAAAAAGAGAAAGAGTGCTCAGTGCAATCCTTCTCCGGATGGAACAAGTTGGGGAAACTTTTGTCAACAATGCACGCAATAATGGAAGCTATACGGATCGAACAGGCAACCTTAGATCTTCCGTTGGTTATGTAATTCTTTTCAATGGTCTACAATTATTCGATGGTGGTTTTGTAGAAGTTCTTCCAACTGGAGAAACTGGTGTACGAAAAGGCTTAGACTTTATTGCAGAGGTGGCTGCAAAATATCCTGCAGGCCTCGTACTTGTTTGTGTTGCCGGCATGCACTACGCTGCAGCAGTTGAAAGTAAAGGATATGAAGTGATCACAGCATCAGCGATAATGGCAAAAGAAGAGCTTACAGGTCATTTGAGCAGACTAACAAAAAAAATAGAATCGGTACCCCTTAAATGATAAAATAAAATCCTATGTCAGTAGAAGTATTAGGCGGTCCTCTTGAATTTGCCGCGTCGGTAGATACCGAAAGTTTTGAAAGCTCCCTCATGGATGCTGTGATTAATGCAGCAAACGAGGTAGATAAATTAAACCTCAGTTTTGGCAGGACTGCTAAACTTGCTTCTGGAGCTTTTGATCCAAACCAAGTAAATGCTTATGTCGGCAAGCTCAAAGAAGCAGGGGATATTATCCAATCGGGTCTTATTCGCGCAATGTCGAACACGACAGTAATTGATCCTTCTCAATTTGATGCACTGAAGGTCAAGCTCGCTCAGACAAATGGAGAATTTAAACAACTGGAAATAATTACTGCATTCATTCGCGAGAACATCAACAATTTAAATTTGGGACCGGATGAAATAAAGGAGCTTAGCCAGGCTATCGATATTGTAAGTGAATCTTTCGAGCATATGGCAGATAGCCAAAAGGCTCCATTAACTCGTCTCAAAGAATTAAAAACGGAGCTTGGTAATCTTACAAATCTTGGAGTATCTCCAGAAGATCCATTGTTCCAATCATTATTTAATGAAGCATCCGAGTTGCAAAAATCAGTTCGTGATGTTAATCAACAATTACGCTTAACCTCATCGGAAACACCAGGCTTGCAAGCTTTGGAACAAGGTTTCCGTGGTCTATTAGGGGGAGTCCAGGCAGGGGCTTCGGTCCTGGGAATCTTCAATGATAATGAAGATGAGACTGCAGAGATCACAAAGAACCTTGTAGCAATAATGAGCCTCTTCAATGGCGTTCAGGAAATCGCTGCAGTGTTAAGTAAGAACAGTGCGGTAAATACATTCCTGCAGGCCCAGGCCAGGCAGGCTGATGCAGTTGCTGCGGCTGAAGAAGCAGTCGCAATTACTGCATCTAATGTTGCACAAGCCGAAGGGGCCGTTGTTACAGAAGCGGCAACAGTAGCACAGAAAGGATTGAATGCTGCATTCCTGGCCAATCCAGCTGTATTAATTCTTACAGGCCTGGTTGCTTTGTATGGTGTCTATCAGGCATTATCCAATACAATCTTTGCTGCATCCGAATCAACGAAACGACACAAGGCAGAATTGGAGGCATTGAATGAAGCCCGTAAAGCTTCGGCAAAAGCAATTGCTGATGAGCAGGGCAGCCTCGAGCTTTTACTCGCAAGGGCTAGGGATGAGAATGCCACCAGGCAACAACGAGGAAAGGCTATTGATGAGCTTCGATCCAAGTATCCGGAATACTTATCCAACCTGCAGCTGGAATCATTATACACTGACCAGGCTTCGCAAGCGATCGAGAAACAAACGGAGCTGATCAAGAAAAAAGCGTTCGCCTCTGCAGCTGAAGATGTATATAAAGAGAAACTCAAAAAAGTTATTGAAGCGCATGCGGAGTTGAACAAATTGCAGGAAGAAGGATCCCGCGGCTTCTTTCAGGATCGGGTATTTGGTAGTGCAATATTGCGCCAGGCAGCGGCAGTAGAAAATATCAATGATGCTCAGCGTGATGCGAATGCTGCATTCAAGGTTGCCGGCAAAGCTCAGGAAGATCTCACTGGTAAAACACAAAGCGCCACTGATAAGATCCAGGATCAAATTGATAAGATCAAGGAATTGGCTAGCACGTCGGCAAAGCCAGATTTTTTCAAATCGTTTATTGATCAACTGGAACATTTAAAGAAGGCACTCAATGATGCAACGAATCAACCATTTGACCCGGAGAGATATGAAAAGGAAAAGGAGGCTGCTCTTTCTGCAGCACAGTTCAAAGTTGATGTTGCAAAAAAAGGATTCAGTGGAGAATTGAAAGCTCGAAGGGATTTTATTGAAGAAGAGCTTGCCCAGGCTAAAAGGGACCGAAGAATATTTGATGCTTCTGGAAATCCAATTAAGGACAGCCAGATCAATCAACCAAACACAGCCGCTCAAGAAGCGATCGCAAAATATAAATCCCAGATCAATGAGCTGAATGATCAATTTACGGAGCGAGCCTTGAGTAGTATAACCCAGCATGCGGAAGCTGTAGTTATAGCTCTTCATAATGCGGGCAAGGAAGGATCCTCAGCATTTTTTGAGGCGCAACGGGAGGCGATCAGGCGAGCTGCGGATGCAGAACTTCAACAAGCAAAGGATAACAGCGGGCAAATAGAAAAGATCAGAGAACAGCGGGCCCGGGACCTCCATGCCATTGACCTGGAGGAAAGGAAAAGCGCTATTGACAGCCAGATATCAATCATCAATCAAAAGCTTGCCATTGTAAAAGAAGGATCCCGGGAAGAGCTGGAATTGAGATTACAGTTAATTGATCAGACTGCGACCGAAGAGATCCTTCAAGCTGAAAATAACCAGGCCAAAATCGACGAGATCCATGCAAAGGCTGCACGTGATAGGAAAGATCTTAGTAAACAATTCGATTTCGATCAACAGACAATTGATCAGGATAAATTACTTGCCGGCATAGAAATTCAAATTAATGCTGAGCGTGATGCATTTGAAAAGAGAATCGCACTAAGGAAAAGAGAATCTGATATCAAAGCGGAGAAGGACCGCATCGATGCAAGGAGAACAATCAAGGATGCGGAGCTGCTGAATCTTACTTTACTTAAAATAGATTCGGATGCGATTAAAGAAAAAAAGGACCTAGACGATGAACTTTCTAATCATATTCTTGAAAACCGCATTGACCTGATACGTTCGCTCAATGATAATAAGAATTCAAAGCTTGATATTATTATCAATGATCCATTTACTTCACAAGCGCGTAAGAATCATGCACAGATTGAGAAAACTACCAATGAAATCAAGGCGTTGAAGCGAGAAACACAGCTTTTGCTTGATGAAATGGCTCATGGACGCGGGAATTTCGATGAGTTGAATAAACGCTTTGAAGAGGCAGAAAAAAAAGCTAACGCACTTAAAGAACAGTTGAAATTAACGAACAGGGAACTCAAACTTCAATCATTAAAGGATACAGCGGGTATTATCGGACTTGTAGGATCGTCACTCTCTGAATTGGCCGGATCCTTGGAAACAGTTAACCCGGAACTCGCAGCAACAATCCAGGGTTTATCCGACGTAAGCAAGCAGGCGGAAGAGACTATAAATGCTATGGTATCATTTGGTACTGGTGATATCGCTGGAGGTGTTACTTCGCTGGTAGCTGTTATTACTGATATCATTAATGGTTTTGCGAAAGCTGCGGAAAGCAAACGACAGGCCCAAGCTGAAATCCTGGACTTCGAAACCAGGATCTTGGTAGGAGAGGAACAGTATAATGAAATCCTTCGCGAACGCGAGAGGCAACAGGTGAAGCTGAATAAGACGATCATTCAAGGCCTCCAGGATCAGAAGGCCCTACTTCTTGATCAGCAACGTATCAATCAGCAAACATTTGACCAAGTCCTGGCACAGCTGCAGCAAGAAGATTTCATTAGTGGCCAACATACCAAAAAGAAACGAGGGTCCCTCTTCGGCGGCCTGGTAGGATTTTTTTCCAATACCAGGACAACTGTAGTAAATGAATTATCCAGCCTGGCAAATAAATCCTTTGAGGAGATCGAGAAGCTATTCAACACTGGCCAGCTTACGGACAAGGCCAAAGCTTTATTCCAGCAGCTCCAGCAACTAAAGCAGGAGGGATTGGATGTCGATGCCTTGCTGGTCCAGAATGCCCAGGACTTTAAGGAATTGATCACCGGTACAACTGCAGAGAGTATTTCCGATAGCATCGCCGATGGCTTCCGGCAAGGTAAGCGAGGGATCAAAGACTTTGCCGATACGTTCGAGGACCTGATGAGAGAAGCAATGCTTCAATCATTAAAGATCAAATTCCTGGAAGAGCCTTTGAAGGAGTTTTTTGATCAGTTTTCCACAGATGTGGATAGCGATGGCCAGCTAACCAGTGGAGAGATCGATCATTTGCACGACACATTTAATGAAATCATTCAGAATGCTTCTACTCAGTTTGAACAGTTACAATCAATTGCTGATCTGAACCTGGCTGCCGGAGCTGGTCCAGGAACTAAAACACTTTCTGGAGCAATCAAAGGAATTACAGAAAATCAGGCAGAGCTACTGGCTGGCCAGTTTGGAGGGCTCAGATTAACAGCACTTGATCATTTGAATATTTCCAGATCATCGCTCGATGTGCTAATGAGCATGGATAACAGATTAGCGGTAGCGGTCCAGAGTTTGGAACTATTAATTACAAAATTTAATAATTATGAAACGGGCATTCGTTCTCTTTCAGTAAATGTCAAATAATCAATTTTAAAGCGTATAACTATGATCGATCAGGAAAAAATCAAAAAGTCCAAATACCTCAGGCACCTTCCGGAAGAACTCCGGGAAGGTATTATTGAGGAGGTTGAGCAGCTGTCTTCTCTTAAAGATGGAAAGCAACCGTCCGAGTCATCGGAAACAGAAGTAATAAAGGAAATAGAAAAATGGGCTGCACATAATTCGAAAAAAAAGGAGGTAAATAATGGAAAATAAAATTGGCACTGTAGTGTACACTGATACAGTATCTTTTGAAAGGGCGGTTAGTCATTGGCAAGCTCATGTGATACCGGCCATTAAGAAAGTTTCGGAAATATATTGCTCCTTGGGAATAGGCAAATTCACTCAGGCTATATTCAATGATATTTTAGAAAACGGCACTATCAACATTGCATCAAAATATAAGGTAGCTGTAGAAGCTGATGTCACAAGGATAGGAGCTAAGACTCTGGCCGCTACAATTGATACCGATGGCAAGATCGCTCAAAACATAAAAGTATTACGCGAGGCCATGGATGGGATAAATCGTGTAAGATTTACCTCATATGCTGATATATTTTTTGAAGATTGTTCTATTGAAAAAGAGAAGGCTGTTTTGAATTTTCAGCGACTTGAAAAAAGATATCAAGTAACGATTGATTCCGAAATTAAGAGCCAAGCGGTTCAGCAATTGAATAAGATCGCAGATCTGTGTGAGGAATTTCGCACCTTCCTGCAGAACAATATTCGGCCCGGCATTTCCGGTTTGAACATTTTGGGCGATGCGGTATCAAATAATCAGTGTTTCATTTATGAAGACACGGATGGTAGTATTCGAATAGAACCTCGGTCCCTGGAATTGTTAAAATGACTCAAGATCAAATAAAAGCAGTTGCAAAACTTCTGTTGTGCCCTGAGACATGCACTCTCCTGGACCTTAGAGAGGCTGTCGGAAGCAAGGAGGTTGAACTGTGCAACGTTGCTGAGGCCAGTGTATTCGTTAGCGTTTACCGGATGGCCAAAGGAAACAAGGAAAGCAATGATCAGGATGATCTGGAAGTAGTCATCAGTGAAAATCTTGCAAAGGATATGAACAAGATCGCTGAGTTTGCCGCGGGCCGCGTTAGCGGTCCAGGAAATATTTCAAGCAAGGATGCCCCAGGGCTGGGGCAGTATGAAGAGTAGCCGGTGAGCACGATGGTGCGCCGGCTTTATTGCTGATTCTGCTCTGCCCTTGTTCTCTCTGCAACGATCAAGTCTAATGGTTCCTTATCAGCATAGGTTACCCGCCTCGTCCCAAACTGAGCCTCTTGATTTGATAAGAGCTGATTGAAAAGAGTATGACATATTTGCGCGGAGCTTTTTGAATCAGAACTAGCTAGTTGAAGGAATCGTAGCGCATTTCTTTTATCCTCTGTATCTGGCATCTTATTAACTGCATCAAACGCATCTCCAATATTTGCAGTAGCAAATGTGCAGTTCTGTTCAATTTTTGCAACTGAACCTGGATATCCTTGTGTAAAGGCTCTTAAGTAATCAGAAATTCTTTTACTTCTTTTTGATTCATAAATGGCCCAAGCAAATGATGCGATGCCTATTACTGCAGAGCCTATTGTTATTAAGTTTGAGACAGTGCTGGTCATGACTATTTGTTTTTTGTTTCATCAACCGATGCGTCCAAAATACCAAATAGATCATAAAACTCCGAGAGATATTCATCGAAATCTTGTGGCAAACCCTTATCAAGGTTGTAAGCAATGAAGTCCAGGAAGGCGATTCTGAAATGCCGGGCTACCCGGTTCGGATCATGATTTATTAAAAAGTCCAGGAAGAGATCCTTTGAAGTGAATGACATTGTCCAAAGGTCCTGTGCCTGCGCTATTGAAAACAAATAAACCTGTTTCGATTTTGGGATATTAAGTTTCGGAAACTTAGGCTGGAAGCGGAATTCTACGGATAAAACCCTAATGGTAAGCACTTATCACTACTTTCCAATTTTATATATCTTTGGTTGCCACCAACCTTATTGCTATGCCTCAACTAACGCTTCAAGAGATCCTTGCGCAGCTCCCGGAGATAAATCCTAATAGAAGATATTGGTTAGTCAGAACCCAAGGAGGAGAATATTACAACGCCTTTGTGAAAGGAGGATATGTAGCTATCGGATATGATAAAATCACATTGTCTGATATTAAGGCCGGTAATACTAAAAATGATACCGGCGTAAAAATTTTGTCAGCAATCATTTCGAAGAAATATAAACAGGATGAAGAAGGCCGCCCTACTCACTCTGCCTCGCAACTTATTAAATTCGCATATACCATCAAGAAGGGAGACATCGTTCTAATCCCAAGCGAAAATTCATCTGAAATTACATTTGGTGAAGTCACCGATAATCATGCGTATTTAGCTAGAGGAGTTCAATTGGTGAATTGCCCGTTTAAGAAAAGAAAGAAGGTAAAATGGCTAAAGAAAGTATATCGCGATAGTCTGGATCCAAATCTTTATAAACTGATGTTTTCTCACCATACTATCAGCGATGGTGACTCTTATGCACAATATATCGATGCAATGCTTGATTCATTCTTTGTCAAGAATAAACAAGCACATATAGTTATTGGGGTTCAAAGTAAGAAGGATATTAATGCAAGGGAGCTTTTTGAAATGGGCCTTTACTCATTGGAACTACTAGATGATTTTTGTCAACAAGAAAGTCTTCCGTATAACGGAAATGATGTGAGTGTTAAGATTGAGTTGCAGTCTCCCGGATCGATTGAATTGGTCGGATGGACTGTAGCTTCTATAGTTTTAGTGGGTTTAATAATCGTGGGTCTTGCCGGCGGCGGCTTTGGATATAAGGATTCAAAAGGAACGCAGGTGGCACTGAAGTCCGACGGCATCATTGAGAGGATGAGGAAATATTTGAATAGCAAGGGCAAGAGGGACAACATGAAGAAACTATTGAAAGATCATTTAGAAAATCTTGATATAAAAGATCCAGAAGACCTTATCAAAGTGTTAAAACAAATCCAGGATAATCAAACTAAGGCCAAAGAGAAACCAAAATTGACGGATGGAGAAGAGAAAAAAAATGAAAAAGATTAACTTTGTAATGTGAATAAAGCCCTTGATATTCTGTCACTTATAGGCAGCTTCTTGGTTGTGTTTGGAATTTTATTTTTAATTCAAGATCAATCAGTTGGTAGAATTAATTTTTTAAAACAGCTGACAGTCTTCGAGGTAATTAGATTCAAACATTTACTCTTTGCAGCGACCAGCATTTTTTTTATTCTTAGATATATAAAATTCTACTTGCCAGATCGGAGTGATCATTTTCCAGACTTCAAGAATGGCATGGTTGATAAAGAAAAAGCCAGGGGGTAATCCCTGGCTCCGGTAGGATCCTGCCTATAACGTTATTTATAACAAAAGTTGCAATTGTGAACTTGCAAACCATGAGGAAAAAACGGTATAAAATAGTTTTTTCCCCTTGGTCCGGTCAATTTAATTCTGAATCTACCCTGCCATTTGAATTAACGACGAGCGATTCAGTTGTCAGGTCCTGCGTAGTGGCAGTAGGAACTTTTGCACTTAACGTATCCACTTGGCGTTGAAGTTCTTGCTTTTTAAGATACAGCCGCTCAATTTGATAATTATGTATTTCTTGTAAATTTTCATCAAGCGATGCCTTAAAACCATATTCAGTTTCTACCTCAAGTCGATCTGAGAAGAATAATCGGATATCAGTCAGGGCTTCGATTTTCCTGCATGCCACAACCGGATCCATGTCTCTGCAAACTACAGAGTAAATTAAATTCGCATAGCAAATATGCAACTGTTCAGAACTTTGACTTGTAATAGGGCCGACAACATATCTTACTCCTGGGCAGCTATGAAATATTTTGTATGCAACTTGTTTAAGTCCACCCCTGCAGCAGGATAAAATAATGATGGTTTCGCTTTTAAGATTACCACTTTCGCATAAGATTGTTCCAAACTCAATCCAACTTAGATCGAGCGTTCGAGATTCATTGCACATAGAATACTCGTCACCGTGACTACTCACGTAAATAAAGTCGCACGGATCGTCTGACTGAAGCTTGACTTCCAAGTCATATTCATCCGTCGCTTCCACCACTCTTGTTGAAAGACCATAGGCCTTTGCTTGCTCTTGAATAATTCTGCATTCATTTTCTTCACCCTTGGTGCCGCAAGCCTTAATAATTAGCATGCTCATTTTTAAAAGATTTAAACGGTTAAGATTCAAATTCAACAGACAAAAGTACAGACCATTACCGGCCAGATCTTCAATAATTAATATATCACGGAACGATAAAAGGCTCAAAACGGCCACCTGTCCGGCCACCTGTAAATTATTTTCGCCCCATACATCCTTAGGAAATGTTGAGTCCTGTATGATGATGGCCCATTAAGACCGGTGCTATATCATTGAATTACAGGAGGTAAATAAAAAAGCCTCACCGAGGAATCGGGAAGGCGCGAGAAAACATGAGAAAAATTGTAGCTGTAGGGGGAGGACTTGAACCTATTTTGCTCGACTTTCACCAAACCGTCTTCCTGCCTCATAAATTATTACTCAGCAAGGGTTTTCCTTTAATGGATTTTCAAGAGAATATAAAAAGATTTAAAGAAACATGGCCACCCATACGGCCACCTGGATAATTTCCACCTATCTTTATTGTGCGTAAAATCATCCATAAGCATGGGGGACATAAATTTTTATTTAAAGAAACCGGTCACTCCAAAGGACCCTTCCCAGATACAGCTTCAATTTAAGTATCATGGAAAACGCCTCCGATTTCAATTCGGCCAGGCGGTCGATCCCAAGAATTGGAATAGCAACAAGCATCGTGTAAAGAATAACCGGCTAACCACACCGGATGGCGCTCACCTGGTCAATGATCTGCTCGATAGCTTGGAAGAAGCATGCTTGCACTTTTACAATGATCAATTAAAAGATGGCATCCCATCACCGGAGACCCTTCGTGGGTTGTTAATACAATTCCTGAATCGCAACCTGGGCGATGAAAAACAAAAGGATCCGGGACTATTTGATTTAATCGACAGGTTCATCAGCGGGGAGATAAAAACAAAAGGCAGGACAAAGAGTAAATCATCCCTGCAGAACTATCGTGCCGTGAAGATTCACCTCGAGCGATTCGAAATTGTTAGCCGGTCCAGGATTTCATTCGACACGATCAATCTGGACTTTTTTTACAGGTACACTTCCTTTCTCGAAAAGAATTTAAAGCTATCGGTTAATACCATTGCTAAGGATATCAGGTTATTGAAGGTCTTCCTGGGAGAAGCTTTGGATCTTGGATACACGACGAACATGCAATTCAAGCATAAAAAATTTAGTTATGGAGAGACCGAGACGGATTCAGTCTATTTAAATGATCGCGAAATAATCAATCTTTACCGGTTCGATTTATCCGGAAACACGAAGCTGGAACAAGTTCGAAATCTTTTTGTATTCGGCTGCTTTGTTGGTTTGAGGTTTTCAGATTATTCCAACGTGAAACCCGAGAACATCATTACGATTCAGAATGAAAAAAACGAACTGGAATACTACTTAAAGATGATTACTCAGAAGACCAGGGACCTTATCATTATACCATGCAATCCTATCGTTCTTGATATATTCAAGAAGTATTCCGGCAATGCTAACCGGCTGCCGAGGGCTTTGTCAAATCAAAAATTTAATGAGTATGTAAAAGAGGTTTGCAAGGCAGCAGGCCTGGGTGAAAAAGGAAGGTTATCTACAGCGCCCGAAAAGGAGTTGTGGCAATGTGTTTCATCCCATACAGCCAGGAGATCCTTCGCTACAAATCTGTATCTGGAAGGATATCCGACTATTGACATCATGAAGATCACAGGCCATAAGACGGAGAAGTCCTTTCTGAAATACATCCGGGTAAGCAAATTGGATGCAGCAAAGCGATTGAATGATCATATTAAAAGGAATTGGGAGGATAAGCTTCGCAAGGCTGAAAGAGCTCAGCCGGCAGATACTCTTAGGGTTGCATAAATTCCATTCATAATAAAACAAAAATCATGAAAAGGGAAAATCGTAAAAAACAAATGAAAGAGATTGCTCGTAAAATGGCAAATTACTTCCTGAAGTACATTACTGTTCCAGATCTTATTTGGTGGCTTGGGGAGGCGAATGATTTTATTTACACCCAACATACCGAAGGCAACGAAACCTGGAAAGAATCTGGAGCGAATGATTTTACATCTAGCCTCGGCTGGGGATTTCTTCCTGGCTTAGCAAAATGCAAATCCGAAAAGGAAATGAACAAATTCCTCGAAACAGAATTACCACATCTCTTTGGCTGGAGGTGCCTCGACGGGAGTAAATCTGCAATTTGTGAGATAGGAGCGTGTTACTTCATACATTTTAATAAGTATACTACCGACGAAGAAGACACAAGAAAATTTATGGGGATCCTTTCTACATTTATGGAGTTATTGGCGATATACGAGGAGTACGAATTTTTACAGAAGGAGATGTTAAACGAAGAAGCTAAAATGATAAAGGCCGCGTAATGACGTTGAGCGAATATATAAAATTGAAAAGTTCAGTAGGCAATGAAGAAATAATTTCATTGTCAAGGTATTTGGCCCTTACCGCATTTCTTTCTGTTCCTAATCAGGATTATCCGGACCAAATAATGGAATCTGGAGAGGTTTTCAAATACCGTCCATCGCGGTTTGCCACCCCAATAAATGGTATAGATTTCGATTTCATCTTTGAAAGGGAAATAGATAAAAAGAATATTCATAGATCAGTTAAAACGGAAATCTTATTTGCAGATCGTTTAAAATACAGAGTTCAAAAAATGGTAGCAGACTCGGATTGTTTACCATTTGAAGCAGATGATGGCATGTTTATACTGGCTGCAGAGTTTGTTGATTACCTGGATAGGAAGATCCATGTCCTCCGCGCTACGAATGAGGAAGAGGAAAATGCAGCTGACGTACCAGAAAAGAAAATATTTACTCCAGCCATGGAGGATTTTGACCGGTTATTTAAAACTAAAAAGGATATGAAGTTTATCCTGAGAGCAATGCGTGAACTAGACATAACCGATCGTACTAATAAATCCATTCTTAAAACAAAGCAGAAGGCTGTACTTGCCGGCTTTGTCAAGGCTCTTAGGGAGAGTGAGAAAAAGATTGTATCTCCTAAAATTCCAGAATACAAGATGATGAATATTTTTCAGTTCAGAATCGGTCTCGCATTCACCAAGTTGAAGGCCTATTCGAAAATTGGAAAGCAAGCTGAACGGAAGGCTGCGTATTATTTTAATGAGCATTATTCTTAATAATCCAAAATATTTAAGGGTTTTCAGAGATGGATAATTTCCAAGCATTTATTAGTATTGTAGGACTTGCTGTCGCTGTTGGATCTCTTGTACTAGCATTTGTTGTAGCTCTTCAATCTAAGAAAATAAAGGAGCTTACTGATATTATAATTGAATTAAAGGATCAAACTGTTATAATGCAACAATCCTTAGATGAGCTCAAAAGCCAAACCTTGACGATGGAAAGGTCTTTGGAAATTGAACGACTCACTTCGGTGCCGAACAGGATGCCATTTTTTGTAATGAGCACGGTGACAAAGAGTGTCGGAGCTCACCTTATTTACATTAATCTGAGAAATGTGGGTCGGCAAGCATTAAATGTTTTTCTCAAAGAGCAAAATGCCGATAACTTCAAGGTTACCTTTAATGGCAAGTTGATTCACGAAGGACATGAAATGACGATCAATGTCGCATTTATACACGAGCCCAAGTTTCCCATAGGGTTCAAAATATCACATAAGAGTTATTTTGGTTTGGAAAGTCAGCAAAACATTAGGATTTGGAATGAAGATTTGGAATTTGATATTGACCCCCCACATGATTTTATCCTACCTTCTTGATTCCTAAAGGCGAAATCCATCAAATTTCGCCTTTCGTATTGTTTCTCTTTTTTGCAAGGCAGCCAGCTGTTTAAGTATTTGAATGGAGAAACAAAGGCGATTTCGCCATTATTCATAGTTATTCCCATGGATAATTGATTGTTTTGTTTCCAATTTCCAATGGGCAATGAAAAAAAGTTATCTCATAACTCTTGAGCAGAGGGACCTGGAGGCTATCATCTTTAATTGCGTCGATTCTGCGATGAGGCTACATAATTTGCAGCCAAAAAAAACAGGGAGAAATAAGACACATAGTTCGCGCTCTGTTATTTCCCAACCAGGTGCAAGCATGGTGGACAAAAAAAAGGAGGTACCCATTGCATGATCAGCTTGTCTTAACGCAGGTCCCGGTTAAAGATTTGATTCAACTAATCAAGTCAGCAGTCCGGGAAGAGCTCTTGGCCAAGGATGAGGCAAAGGAAGAGCAGCTCATATCACCTGATAAAGTTTGCAGCATATTTCAACCGAAAATTACTAGGCCAACCCTGCAATCATATACCGACCAGGGATTGATTAAAAGCTATCGTTTGGGAGGAAGAGTCTGGTATAAATATTCTGAAATAATGAATGCGATCCGGGAAATTAAGCGATATAAAAAAACCGGGGATAGGTCCCCGGCTGCGTAAAATCACCAGCATAGTGTGGCGACTATCAAAGGTAGGAAACATTATTGCTCGGCAGGGGACCTATCAGATTAAAATCTAGTCTATGGAAAACCACGACCAGGATGCAAAGCATCATGGGGCGCTCAATGGTCACTCTCTCACAAATGGCTTACCAGGTCCATCCAATGGCCAGGCTTCATTTATTCCAGGAGGGTATGTAATAAAGGCTAGATGCATCCAGGAAAGTGCTATCGCGAATGCCTCCCCCTGTACCAGGGAGATATTTGATTTGCTGGTCCGGCTGGCAAACCATAAAGATGCAACCAGCAGTGGGAAGCGCTTCAATCGTGGATCCCTATTCACTTCCTACAGCGAGATCCGGGAGTCTCTTCACTGGAGAGTTGGTTACCGAAAAGAGGTGTACTCCAAGGACCAATGCGAAGCGGCTATGAAGTGGCTTACGAAGGAGGCTATGATAACCAAATCGAAGACCACACGAGGATTGATTATAACTATCTGTAATTATGATTATTATCAGAATCCTTCCAACTACGAACACCGCAGCGAAAACGCTATGAAGACCACAAGAAGACCACAACCTGCCTCTACTATATACAAGAATGATAAGAATGATAATAAGGAAGAAGAGGGAGGTAGGCCCCCGAAGCCACATGATTCTTTAATTGATACTAGAAAAAAATATTCGGAATTGTTGGGAACCATAAGCGCCCAGGATAAGAAAGAAATTTGGAATTCGATCAAACCATTCATTCAGGAGAACAGGCCTAAAATACCTGAACCATATGTTGATGCCTGGAATTTGTTTGCTTCTTCTTATCATTTATCGGAAGTCAAGTCTATAAATGAAAATCGTAAAAACAAGATCCACGTCAGGCTATCCGATCCTGCCTTTGATTTTGTAACGGTCCTGGAAAAAATCCGGTCCAGTCCTTATTTGAAGGGAGATAATAATCGGGATTGGAAAGTAACATTTGATTGGATCATTGAAAACGATAACAATTACTTGAAAGTACTGGAAGGTAATTACAATTGAAAGATTGAAAAAAGTTGAACAATGCTGACCCTATCGGAAAATGAAAAGAAGCTTCTTAGCCTGGCAACTGTCGGAGGAAAGACAATTGAGGAAGCATATTCTATGGTTTATAAAACCAAAGGCCGTAAAAGCCTTTTAACGGCCGTGGCCAGGAAACAAAAGCGAAGCCCTCAGTTATTTGACCAGATCAATAAATACAAAAGTGAGTTATTCGAAAAAGCGAAGACTGATCATCGGAACGCGGTCCTGGATGCGTGCAAACAAAATGCAATCACTATTATCGAGAAGCGGGAGATCCTACGGAAAATCATCGCCGGTGAATCGGAAGGGGAAGAGTTATTGATCATCAAAGGCGTTCCAAAGAAGGTGCGCCGGTCCCCATCTCTCTATGAAGTCATTCGCGCAATTGAACTTGATTGCAAGATCGCTGGTCATTTTGCACCTACGACTCTTAAGCATGAAGGCGGAGATTCGTTTATGGAATTCATAAAAGCCTTTGCTACCAATAAAAACAAAAATATTCCTGATGTTGTCGGAGCAGACTAATAAAATATTCGAGACGTGGTACAATGATTGGAATGCCTTTGCCCGGGATTACCTCCGTATCCGGCTGGACCCCGAGCAACAGGAAATCCTTCATTCTTGCCAGGTAAACCCTAAAACAGCTGTCGCTTCCGGAACAGCAAGAGGTAAAGATTTCGTTGCTGCAGCTGCAAGCATATGCTTTCTCTACCTTACTCCCAGATGGTCTGAGGATGGAAAGATGATCGCCAATACCAAGGTGATCATGACTGCACCCACTGACCGACAGGTCGGAGATATCATTGTCCCGGAGATCAGAAAGATCTTCAAAGGAAGTGTTTACTTGCCCGGGTCCCCGGTCGGATATGATATCAGGACAGAACATGACGAATGGTTTTTAACGGGATTCAAATCCGATGATAAGAATACCGAAGCTTGGTCCGGATATCATGCCTCGAGTATAATGTTTGTTGTGACTGAAGCTTCCGGGATATCAGAATCAATCTTCAATGCAATTGAAGGAAACCTGCAAGGCAATAGCCGGCTGTTGATCGTATTCAACCCTAACAATGGTACCGGATATGCCGCAAGTGCTATGAAGTCGCCGGCATTTCATAAGATACGGCTCAATTCCTTACATGCTCCTAATGTCGTTGCAAAAAGAATGATCAACCCTGGCCAGGTCAATTATGAATGGGTGGCCGATCGCGTAAAGGATTGGACATCTCGCATTGATAAAAGCCAGGTCGATATCCTGGAAAATGATTTTGAATTCGAAGGATCCTGGTACCGTCCCAACGATCTCTTCAGAACAAAGGTCCTTGGATTGTTTCCTAAAGTATCGGAAGGCGTTCTCATTCCAGGTGAATGGATCCGTCTTGCTAACGATCGCTGGAAGGAATTACAAACTAGCGAGCGCATAAATAACTTGGAAAAGCCACTTCGTCTCGGTGTTGATATCGCCGGCATGGGAAGAGATAATAGCTGCTTTGCTTTTCGCTTTGACTTTTATGTAAAAGGATTTACACTAATGGCCGGTGCCGGCACTGCTAATCACATGGAGGTTTCTGGTCAGGTTCTAAATATCCTTAAACAAAATACTGATGCATTCCATGGCCTATATTCTCAGGCGTTCATTGATACCATCGGCGAAGGCGCCGGCGTTTTCAGCAGGCTGCAGGAACAATCAATACCTCATGTGCATAGCTGCAAGTTCAGCCAGGCTGCCATTGATGGCGGGGGCAATCCCTTAAATGATATCACAGGCCAGTATCAGTTCCTGAATATGAGAGCTTATACTTATTGGGCGGTAAGGGATTGGCTTAATCCTGATAACAACAAATATGCAATGCTCCCTCCGGATGATGAGCTCTATCAAGAGTTGACTGAAACGAAATGGAAGTTTCGCAGCGATGGTAAAATCCAGATCGAGGATAAGGAAGAATTGAAGAAAAGGATCAAGCGTAGTCCTGACAAATTCGATGCACTTGCAAATACATTTTGGCCGATCCAAGATGTAGATCCAAGGCCGAAGAAAAAAAAGCTAGCACAATATTTTTATTAATGGATAAACCACAGTGGGCGATATCACTAATCAGGGAGTTGAAAATGAATAAGCAATTTTCCATGGTGAGGCGATTAAAAAGAAATAGTCCAGGATCCTGGATGAAGCAATTTGAACAGGAAGCAAATGATCCGGTCAATAAGGCCCAGGTCATTTTGGGCCAAATGAAGGATCCTTTCATTGCTATGATGCAAAAAATTCAAACAATAGATAACCCGGAAATTCCGCAACCGACCGAATTGATATTATTCTCTTCTCTGTCTGCGAATCAAAGGGTATACAAATTTCGTTGTCCGCTTCCATGCTTGCGTATTACCTACCAGGATCACTTCTTTATTCAGAATCATGATCTTGATATTCACGCTACCGGTTCAACGATTGAGGATGCAAAAATGGATTTCGCAAGCGAATTTGATGCATCCTATAATTGGTTCCAGG